AATTTGGAAAAGCCCTCAACCTCGGCAAAGCAGTAGGCGATGTAATTGTTGCCGGAGATATTTGAACCTGTGATATACGGCGTTGAGAACACCGTAGATGTGGGTGCGACCATTGTGCCGCCGCCACTTCCAGAAATGCTTGCCGCAGCGGCGGTCGTGTTCAGCCTGAGATAATTGCCGGTCCCAGCAGCTTCGCACCAAACAAACCAATTCCCGCTTTCAATACCAGCGTTGTTGCGGGACTTACTGATAACTAGTTTTGGTGCAGTGCTAAGGCCATGCCCCACTGTCGGAAGCGGGCTTGGGGCAGAACCTGAGATGTTCCCAGTATACGACACAACCGAGAACCCAGCCTTCTGGTTCACCGAGACGGTGCTGGTGATGGTGCCGTCGGTGTTGGAGGACGTGCCGTTGCCTGCAAGCCAGTTCCATGCGACGTAGGTGGCTGCGCTGGTGTTCAGTTGCGCCAATGCGCCGACAGAGAAACCGTCTGCGCCGAATGCCGTAAGGCCCGTGGCCTCGGTCGTCTCTGCACTTGTCTGGTTGCTTTCCAATTGCTCTTGAACCCCGCGCACGGCGTCATACAAGGCGTGGTCAGTCGCACCGCTGCGGCCCTTGATCCACGTCCAATCAGGCTGAAACCCGACCCCCGTGATGCTCTGCGTTGATCCGTTCCCCGTATACAGCACAGTATTAAAGTAATCCGCAGGCACATCGTCCTCGGCGGGGTCAATGACAGGATCGGGCAGGTTGGCTGTGTTGAGCGGCAGAAAATCAGTGGGGGGCGTGGCAGCAAAAGATAACTGACCCGCGTTCAAAGTATTCGCTCCGCCCTCAGCGTAAGGAAACCACTCGCCAGTCAGGCCCGTAGTGATATTTGTCCACGATCCACCATCGGTAATGTTGATGTAGTCAAGATCGCCAGAACTATCCACTCGAAAACCAAAGGTTTTTGTGTCAGCTATGGCAATCGTGTGCTCCGTGCCAGCCTCGTTCTTTACGCCACCAACAACGCTTGCAGCATTGGCTGTGATTTCCCAATAGGACTGGTGAGCGGTTGCCGGTATTGTTCCAATAGCCGCCCCTGTGCTTGACAGGTTTCCGTCCGACAAGGTGCCCGTGGTCAACTTGGAAATCGCGCTCCACACACAGTAGTTATTCGTCGGGCTATCAAGCACCACATCAGTTGCGACAAGATTGTTCGCAGTCCAGTCGTTCGTATTTCCTGAGAGATCATCGCCAATCGCTGCACCATCCTCGAAGGTCAGATAGAACCCGTTGGTGCCGTAGCTGCCAGTGTATGTTTTGGGCACCCAGATGTCCGACTTGAACTCACCGAAGGACGTGGGGTCGAGCGCAGAGCCGTCGATGAAGTTGACCTCGGCCATGTAGCCGTCACTATGTCTAAACCTAGTGGCTGTATATGCGCCTATTATATGACCAACAGTGTTATTCAGCACAAGGTCTGTATTTTGACCTGGGTAGGTTTCAGTAGAAAAAGAGGTTATTTGTGATCCATTAACATAAATCTTTACTCTGTTACTTGAAGTGACCTGCGTTGTGTCAACAGAAAGAACAATGTGATACCACGAAGACGCATCCCTAAATACAGCATTTGTTACTAATCGTGTTGTATACGAAGCGCTTTGGTAGTCAAAAAAGGCTAAATCATTAAGGCCATTAGATGACCCATTCTCAGAAAAACTAAGTGAGGAGACTGTATTGCCATCAGGGCCTGCGGTGATGGGATGAAAATACCCTGAGATATTACCCAGCTTGACCCAAGCACTGAAAGTAAAAGTCTTGCGGTCCCCCGCACTCGCAGGCGTCCGAGACAGATACGCGCTGTCATCATCATTAAACCGCAGCGATTGTTCGATCTCATACGGGTAGAACGCAGCGCCGCTGCTATACATCCACTGCGATGATCCAAAGGGTCCGCTCATACCGACCTCACGAGAACGCAAGCTGGGGAGCGCCCAGCAGGATACGGCCAGATGCAGCCACGATGTAGGGAACCACGTCCGTCGCACTGGCATCGGTTGAGAGTGTCAAACCAGCACCTCCGGCAGTTTCGTAGTCGGTGCCCAAGCTCACAGTTCTTGACCCCGTAGCGTCCTGAATGAACACAATGAAACCGGACTGGCCGACCTGCTCAGTGGTTGGATTGGCAAGTGTGACGTTGCCCGTGAGGGTCAGCACGAAGTTCTGGTTCGCAGCGAAATCCAGAGTGACGCTGCCCGTGTTGCTGGTGTCGGTGTCAGTCGTGGCAAGGGCGGTGCCAGTCACGGAGAGGCCAGTGGTTGTGACGCGCACGCGTTCTGAGCCAGCAGTCTCAAATGCCACAGCGTCTGCGGCAGGAAAGCGAATAGACGTGTCGGTGTCGCCCGCGTGAATAATCTTGTCGGGGATTGTGATGTCGGAAGTGAACGTATTGCCATCAAGCTGGTTAAGTTCCGCCGTGGCGACGGTCGCGCCGTCTAGGATGGCAAATTCCGTCTGCGACACACCACCGAGAAGCGTGTCTAGGTCCGTCCAGTTTGCATTGAGGCTTGTGCCCCAAGTATCTTCGGACCCGCCGACCGTAGGCAGGTTCCAGCTATAGTTCACCGTCGCCATTAGGCCACCTCCGTCCAAATCTCCGCCGTAATCGGCTCAGGCTCCCATTTCAGCCGCGCGCTTGCTGCAAATGCCGCGCTGGCCGCGATAACCGCACTAGCCGCCGTCGCCTTTCGCATATCAACGCCCGCACTTACCACACCAGAAACATCGGCAGCGGCGATTTTGACGCGCTCTGCAACAGATGTTGTTGTTGCCGCGCAAGATACCACAGCATCGGCGTCAATAACAGAGCCGTCTAGTCCGTAAGACCTGACGCCATAAAGGCCTGTCCCGTATCCGGTGCGATAAGCGGTCATCAGTCTAGCGTCACATCAAGGTCAGTTGCGGGGATGCGAAGCACATCGCCCGTCTCAATTGTCTTGGAGTCAGTCAGCGCCGCGTAGGCGATCATGTTGCCCGAGGTCAAAGCGTCGAAGATGGCTACGTGCGTAATGTTGCCCCAGTTGGCAGTCGCCACGGGCCACTCCACCGCAGCGTTGTTCGTCGCCGTGTCGCCGCTCACCGTGAAAACAACGGCCTCTCTGACATAAGACCCGCCAGAAACCTCAGTGCCGCCACCCGCTTCGCCGGGCGCGCCCGTGAACAGGCCCAGATACCATGCTGTCGGGCGGGTCGCCGATTCGGTGGTCAAAAGCCATTCCAGAACGCGGGTTTCGAAGGTGTTGGTCAGTGACATGGTCTACCCCATAGGTTTTGCGCGCATACGCAGCGAAGACGACCCAAGAGCCGCGCGCTGGTGTTCGACGCGAAGCGCCTGCATTGATTGCTCTAGAAGCCCGCTCCAAACTTGCAGCTTTTCCTGATCGTCCAGATAAGGCGCGGCTTCCATCAGCGCCCCGTAGAGATACGCATCGGGCGCAATATCCAGCAGCCAGTTAGTCGTGTTGCTGTCAGACAGCGCCGGGATTTTGCTGTAGTAGGTCAGTTCGCCGTCAAGCGTGCCGCTCGGCGCGGGCACCACCTGAAACTGCTTCCCGATCATCGTGAAAAACTTGGGCGTGCCTGCCTGGGCATAGCCGATCCGCTCCTCGGACGCCTGATCGGGCGTGACATATTCCAGCGTCGTGATCGGCGTTGTTTTTAAGTGAAACCGGATGTTTTGCAGCCAATCCGCAGGAACAGCGAAATACCCCGTGTCAATCTCAGCGTCGGCGCGCTTAACCATGCGGTAGTCCCGCAGGCGGCGGTTAAACTTGGCCTCCGCAAGCGAAATAAACGACGGGATGACCGTTGTCAGGTCGTCCCGCAGCAGCCAATCCGCGATGGCCGATTGCAATTCGCTGTAGGAGGTGATCGCCATCAGTATTCGCCTTCCCAGGCTTGGCAGGTGCGAAGATTGTGGCAGATGAAGTCAAACTTGCCGCAATACCCGCGACCGCCAGCGTTCACGTCCATGTCATTATACGGGATGGCTTCCATCTTTTCCATCATGTGGACGCTGTTGTCGAAATACTCGCAATTGGCGCAGAACATACGCCGCGCTTCAGCCTCTTCGACGTTCATAATGTCAGCGTAAGCCGCCCAGAAGTCGCCATTGGCGTCTGGGTCGCTCGACGGCTCTTCCGGGCCGAGATACCAGTTCTCGATGACGTTTTCGGTGTTTTCGTCATTTTGTTCCGGCGTGATAAAGGCTTCGGGGCCTTCCATCATCAGCAGGGACGCAGCTTCGCGGACGCGCATCACAAAACCCCTTCGCGTGTGCGGAATACTCGGTTGTCAGCGTCGTTCAACCACCGCTTCATCGCCTTGGGGTCATCCGCGATGCCCCGGCGCTTCAAGTCGTAATAAACGCTGAGAGGGATGGACGCCACGCGGGACATGTCGCCCCATTTCGTGCGCCGGTCTGTAGCGTTGCGGGCGCGGGTGTTGCTTTCATCCACCTCAATACGCTGCTCGGTCTCGATGACAAATTCCCCGCGATCGGTCATGTGCCAGTAGCGGGTGATGCCGGTCATCGGGTCGGTGTCAAAAATGCGCTTGCTCATATTTCGCCCTCAAGGTGAAAGGGGCGAGCCGAAGCCCGCCCCGATCTGGTTAGCTGTCGGTCAGGTCGTAAGCCGCGCCGTGGGCTTCCTCGTTCATGACCTTCAGGCCAAACTCGGCGATAATCATGCGCTTCTCAGCGTCACCGGTTTTCGCCAGTTCCACTTGCTGGATCGGACGCAGGTAGCAGACCGCCGCGTATTCCGGGTCCAGGAAGAACGCATCGCGCTCACGCTGGAAGCGGTTGGGCACGAAGGTCAGGTTGCCGAAGTCCGACACATACACGTCAGCCGCGCCGATGATGGTGGTCGGGCTGTCGCCCCCTGCCACGCGGGTTTCTGCGATGCCCTGGAACGACGACGCCGCCACCTTGTTGAACGGGCCGGTCATGACAATCGAAGGATTGCCGCCTGCCGTCCAAGCCTGCTGCATGATCGACGTGACCATTGCCTCGGTGAACGCACGCTGGGTGCCGTCCACGCGGGCGTCGGTGCCGTCGCCGGTGGCGTTGGTCGCGTCACCCGCTTCGTCGATGTTGGACACGACCCACGAAGGCAGACCAGCCGTCTCGGGAGGCGTGGTCGAGTTACCTGCTTCGCGGGCGTTGTTGTCCAGCAGGACCGCCTCGATGTCGCGCTTCAGTTCCTTGCCGCGCTTGGCAAGCTGATATGCAAGTTCGCTGTCGCGGCCTGCTTTATCGACGAACTCAAGGCGATCTTCGAGGACTAGCGTGCGGCGACGGATGTGGGTGTAGTTGCCCAGACGGGTCGTCGCAGCCGTGGTGTCGAAGCTGGCAACATCGTCGCCCGACAGGACCGCAGTGGTCGAAGTGGCGGCGAGGCTGTCGGTCTGCCATTCAAAGAAGGCATTTGCCACGCTTTCAGAGCCGACATTCGACTGAAACGGCGTTTCTTCCGGCGAGATGTTCGCGATGACGTTAGAAAGTTCCTCGCGGATGCCCTTGGCACCATACGTCTGGAACGTGTTTGTTACGATAGCCATGATTTTCCCTCATAGTAGCGATTTGATGACAGAGGCCGCATCTTTGACACGACCCGTTTGCTTCAGGCGGTTCTGCGCCTTCTCTACTTCACCGCGACGACGAGGCTGCGTTCCTCGGGAACCCGCTTTCATCGGCTTGGGGCCGGGTTTCCCCTGACCTTTGGCCTCCGAAATCTTGGCGCGCCCCTTTTCAAACAGCATTGCGTTCCGAGCCATTGCGACGACGCCCGCATTCGTGATGCCGTCCACATCTTGCTCCGAAAAGCCCTTGCTAAGCAGGAAATCCCGAATTTCCTTGGCCTCTTTCTTGGCCGTCTCGGGGTTTTTCCACTCTGGGATCATTTCGGGCAGGCGGGCCTGTTCAGCTTCCAGTTGCTTTGCCATCTGCTCTTGCATCTGGCGTTGACGGATTTGCGCCACGCGCTGTTGTTCCGCCTGCACAGCCTGGATTTGCTGTTCCCGCTGCTCTTTAGCCGTTTTCCACTTGCGCTCTAGCTTAGTGGCCTCGACGGGGTTCTGATCATACAGTTTGTCCCAGTCGGGTTCGGCTGAAGCTGCTGCT